GGAAGGACTAAAGTTCGCAAAGAAGAAAGCGGGCGAGTGCAGACAGAACTGGATCGAAAGAAACGGAACCGACTGCCAAGCTCAATGCTCATTCATCGGTCGAGCCCTCCCCACTGGCAGCCGCGCTGCCGAGCTCGAGGCGATCGCAGAGCACAAAGCCTGTCTGTCAAGCGTTTCCATCACACCGGTTGAAGTCTTAGCTAAGGCAAGATCTTTCTCGGTTAGGTGGGCTCGAAGGTTCCTCGGCGACCCCTGTCGTTCTTCTTCCCCAGGCATTCCGACTCTGTCTTCTTGCTGCGAAAGCGGCGTGAAGCGAGGCGGTCTGCGTGGTCACGTCGTCCGACTCGGTCCTCATTCCGACGCCCTAGACTCCGTCCTTTCCCAGGACCTTGACTTGCCAGAGCAAGACATCGAGTCGTTGTTCATCGATTCAAGTCTCCTTCATCACGGGCTCGAAGGGTCGACGCACCATGTGTCGCCTCACCGAGTCTCCAACATCAAGACCCGGGGGCTAAAGAATCGCATTGTCACGACGCCGGCAGCTAGATACTCGCTTCTTGGTCATATCGTCCGTAAGCGACTGCTTGGCGGACTGAAACGCGATCCGAGTTCACAATCGACTCTGGTCGGCGTCAACGACGGAGATTTGATGAAGTACTTTGTCGGGTGTTCGGCGCAAGTTGTTGTGTCGACTGACCTGAAGGCTGCCACAGACCTTCTCCCTCTAGACCTGATCAAGAGCATCGTGGATGGACTTGCAGAAAGTGGTAAATTGCCAGCTTGGGAGATTTGTGTTCTCAGGGAACTCACAGAACCTCAGACCTTACTCTACAATGACGGCACCACATTCCTTTCAACTCGCGGTATTCTGATGGGCCTCCCAACAACATGGGTCATGCTGTCTCTTGTCCACATCTTCTGGTGGAGCGAGGCAATAATGACGGTTGCTCGGAAACGGAAGATCAGCCTGAAGGTTGCCTTCGCCGATAACAAGTTTGTTACTTGCGGTGATGACGCGCTATTCTGTGGCTGGTCTGACGTGGCCCTCGTCTATAACGATCTTGTTGCGGCGTGTGGTGGGACGCGATCTGCAGGAAAGCACTTTGCTGTTCTCGGGAGGGAGTTCCCGCGCTCGGTGTTCATCGAACGACTCTTTGAGTTTTCGACCTTGGACGGACGCATAAGCGGTGGTCGGCGCATGGGCGCGATCCCCCTTTGTGGTCTCGTTAGGCCGGAGATCCCCAGGGAGCTTCGAGGTCACGGGAGTGCGCTCACCCTTTCGAACAAGCTTAAGCTTCTCCTCAGCGTCGATTCTTG